GAAAGACACCAACAAGGGTGCCAACGGTGCCGGTCGAAACGCTAATCCGCTCAAGATTGCCGCGAACGAGCGCAACGAAGTCACCATAAAAAATGTCCGTGGCGTACGCGTAAGTAATGTTATACATACGCGTAGAACCGGCGAACACCTGCCCACCGATCAGATTGATCGGCTTTAGCCCGTAGGGCTTATCAACCGTGGGGTAAGTCATTTAAGACTCCTGAATGGGTTTACCGGGTAGACTTTACCGAAGACGTACGCTCTCTAAAGAGCGGCATTCTCGGATCGTTTTCCCGCATGAAATTATTGTCCACTGCGCTCATTTGGGCATCGGTCTGCTGTTGATAATAAGCATTCCGGTCTTCAACAAGCTCAGTAGGAGTTTTACAGAGCATCAGTCCACCGATGACGATGTTGTCTTTGAACCTTTCGTTCTCGACTACCATCATCTGAACTTCGGGATGATCTGACGCTTTGACGGGCTCCCACCCCTCACGAAGCTTTGAAGAAACATTCATGGGATCTGCAGTACCCAGAGTACTGATACGAATCCACCGATACTCCCAGCCCGGTTGAGGCTCAGGCGAAGGCAACAGATCTGGCCTTTGCCATGACCTGCGGCGCGTAGTCTTCTCGCGGGTTTCAAGTTCTCGGTTTGTACGATTCTCAGCCATTTTGTTTCCTCATCTCTTCAGCAACCTGTTTGGCGTACTGCTCAGGGGTTAGCCCAAGCCGTTTTGCGAGTTTCACTGCTGTTTCTGTCAGCACGATTTTCTTGGGTGCAGTGCTTCGAGATGCCGGTGCTACTACGCTAGATCTACGCGCCTTTTCAGGCGGTTTTTCCTCAGAATCAAACTGATCTGGGAACACTTGCCGCATACGAGTATTGATGCGCTCGTAGTATTCATCGCTCTGAGGGTCTATTCCCTCTCTGACAAGACGTTGGTGCAATCCCAGCGCGAGGCTTGTCATCTCATCGTCTGATCCAAACCAAGGATTGGCTTTTTGCCACGCCGAAGCTTTTGGATCTGCAACTGCTGGAACGACAGGCTCAGGTTTTACCTCAGTTTTTTGCGGTTGTAAAGCAGGCTTAAAGTTTGCAACTCGTTCTGCCTTACTTTGTGCAGCATTTAACGCAACTTGCGCTTGAACCAGTTTGTCTGAATCGCCAGACTCATACGCTTCCTTATATGAACGTTTAGCGGATTCTAGATCTTGGTTAACTCGAACTTTAGCTTGTTCAAGTAGCGCGGATTGTGACTTGCTGGTCTCTTGTTTAAGCTTTTCGTTCTCATTCAACAGGTGTTGAGCAAGGCGAATTGCCTCTTCTTTCTCTCGAGCTGCAGCTTCTGCACGGCGTCGTTCGTCGTGGTATCCCTTGGAGAAGTGCTGAATCCTCTTTCTTACCTTCTCAGAGTAGTCAGCTAGCTCATCTTCTGTTACCTCTGCAGGTGGTTCAGAAGGTTGTCGGTTACGATCTTGCGGAGGAGTGTCGTCTACTACCTCAATTTGAACTTCACTCTCTTCCTTAGCTTCTGGTTCTTTGGACTCCGGCTCTTTTGTTTCTACTTGATCCGGATCCGGAAACTCAAACTCGACTTTTTGCATGGGCATTGTGGGCTCCTTAAGCTCGCGTTACGCCACGGGGATCAGGGACCACAGCTTCAATACTATCGTCGTTTAACAGACGGTATTCGTGGCCATTCACCTTAAACCTCGTACCAGAGTTGGGGCGGAACATTACAAAATCTCCCACCTTGCACCACGGGCCATTAGGGAATCTCTCTTTGTCGGCATAGGCTTGTTCGCCCATGTCTATGACAGCGCCCATCATTGAGAGAATTTGTTCAGCGTGTTTTGTTTGGTCTGCCTTAACAAGCCCAGAGTCGTACGTTTCATCCACATTTGGCAGCACAATCAACACCCGGTATCCCACCGGTTTAGGTAGTTGTGCGTCAATTTCTGCATCAGTTAGATCAGTCATCGCGTTCATCCATGAAGTTTTGCGCAAGGTCTTGTACATCACGCAATGCAAGGTTTAGACCCCGGATCACCCCGCATTGTTCTTTGTAGACGGCATAGTCTTCCGACCTACCGCTGGCAATAAAGTCTGTATGCGACTTTATGTGTTCTTCAAACTTGTCAATCAGCACGTCAAAGACGGTTTTTGCCACGTTTACACCTTCTTATTTAAAGATGATAGAAGTTTTAACATCTCTAACTGTGTCTTTTGCTCTTGAGCTTGAGCTTTACTTTGCATAGAAGACCCCTCTTTCTGGGCTTCAACCATTACTTTCTGCTCTTCAATGCTTAATTTTTTCTTGCCCAACTCAATGTCGGCCTGATCTTTCTGTGTTTTCCTTTGGATTTCTGCCTGTTTAATCTGCAATTCAGCTTGCTGCATTTGAACCACAGGGTCTTGTGCCATTTGTTGCGCTTGTTTCTGAGCGGCCTGCTGCTGGTGCATCTGCTGGAGTTGCGTCCCCGCTTGCGCCACCAGTCTCGAGATTTCTACTTCTAATTCTTCTGGGATGTCTTCATTGGGAGCAGGCAACTGAACACCAAGACGCTCTTCAAGCTGCTTTCTGTACACAAATCCAAGGTGTTCTGCTATGTGCGCTTGTAGAGACGCCATGATTTGCTGAGCCATTGGGTTCTGACCAATAGACTGCATGATCATTGGGTCTTGCATAAACGACTGATGGGTCGCGATATGCGCGTCATGATCCTGATACATGAACGCTTTCATGGGCTTTCCAATCAATGCACCCATGTTTTCCGACATTGGATCACGCGGCTTCTGTTCTTCACCCAACGGAATGATCTTGTCTACGTTCCGGATACCTAATACCTCCAGCATCTGTTTATGCAGATACGGAAGGTCGTAGATTTGCGGACTTTGTTGCGCCATCTGGAAGGCAGCTTGGTACTGCACTACCCTTTGTGCCATCGTCGTAGCGTTGGGATCGCTAACGGGGATGACTTCAACCACCGCGTAGTCTTCCGCTCGAGCGCGCCTATCTACCCCCTCGGGGATGTAGTCATAAGGCTCATTTGCGTAATCTTTAATGATCTCTTTCAGGAGTTTAAACTCCTGTTTCATCGCAAAATGAACCCGGGCCTGCACCGCGGCCATCGGTTTGAGCGTTCTTTCTAGCAACGCTAACGTGGTTCCTACAGGAGCTTGCGACGACATGTCACTGATATTCATGTCGCTGATCGCCCCAAGTCGCCGGCCTTCTTGAGTGATCTTCTCCAACAGACCAGCCAACACCTGACTTGGCTCCTTATAGGGCAGCGTCATGATGTTGTCTCTTACAGTCCCACTCGGTACGTCTACGTCTCTAAACTCTCCCGGGGCAATCGGCGTGTCATCTCCCTTGATCCGAAGCCCTCTGGACTTCAACCCACCCGGCAAGTTAGACAACGTTCCAGCGTCCACCAACTGCCTGATGATGGACGTACCCGCACGTGCATACCCACCAATAATGTGAATCAGTCCCAACCCATAAAACCCAAAACCCGGGACGTAGATGTAATGCACAAAGTGTTGTCTCTTCAACTGACGATCATCATCAGGATCCCAGTTTCTCCGAATAGACAAAACTTGGTTCGTTCCTTTCACAATCGTAATAACGTACGGCTTGGGTAGGTCATCTTCGTCATCTACCCCGTTAATGTTTGTATAGGTATGCACCTCATACAAAGCAAACCGATCATCGGAAGTTAGTGTGTACCCACCTTCTTCCGCTTTTTTCTTCTCAATGTCAGAAAAGTATTCAATCGGTTCGCCAAGTTCCAAGTCGCGATAGAAACCATCGGCTTGAAGTTTCTTCAATTCCGTTTTGGTCTTGCGCATCATGTGTGTAATGCGCTCTGCCGTATCTATATGGGACGCCCCGTAAGGAACAATCACGTCTTCGGCTGATATATAAATAGATACCTGCCGTCTTAGAATAGGGTCGTAGTAGACCTTCTTAAAAGATGACCCCGCCAATCCCAAGCTGTACAGCATCCGTTCATGTTCTGACCGATACTCCACCATCCGTTCAGTCAGCTGGTAGTTCATGTCCGCTTTTACTCTATTTGCGGACTCTTCCTTTTCCTTACTTACCTCTCCAATGATCTTGGTCTTCACCGGACCCTGAGCCGGGAACGTCTCGCTCATCGTCTCCGCTTGGAAACGAATCACCGCTTCCGCCAAAACCGTCGAATACACCCCACACGCGTCATCCCAAGGTTCCGTTCTGTCTTCATACTTGAAACCTAAAACATCTAAACCCTTTACATACGTATCCGCCCACTCTTTCCGAGCGTTTAAATCCGATTCCACCAACTCAACTAGCTCACTTGCAATCGTTTGCAGCTCCCCCTCATCCAAGAACTCAGCCACATTCGCATCAAAATCATCAATGTTTGGCCCGTCTGGAATGATCGTAATCTCCATACTCCCGTCAGCTAACGTCACTGAATCAGGATTCTCAATCTCAATCTCCAACTCCGGCTCCATCACTTCCATATCCAACGGAACCATCGCTTTGTCTACGTTCGTTGCCATATTGACCTCTAGTAATACGCCTTCCGCCTACGGAAGTAGAGTTGTTCATCAGGCTCGTCTGAGTCCAATCTCACAAACCCCCCAGATCGAAATCGAATCAAAGCCTGCGTCGTGGAGTCCACCAAATCATCATGCGGGGCATTAGGAAAAGCAGCCATCTGCTCAATTACCTCGTCCGCCCACCTACCCTCGGGCGCCCACACTTTACCCGACCGGAATAAATCCGTCACCGAATTGATCCTTACAAACTTGTCGTTCCCCCTCACCGGCGTGTACTCACTCACCGGAATCCCCATCCGTCTCAATTCAAAAATCAACGGACTCCCCGCCGCTTTCGCCTCCACAATACAAGCATCAGGCTCCCACTCCTTGTACTTCTCCTGCGCCCGCTTCTTTAACTCCGGAAACTCCAACCTCTCCTCTATCGCATCCAAAAGAATAATGTGCGGATCTACCTCGTCTTTATAAAACACCCCCCACGTCGTACACGCCGAATAGTCACTCCTCTCACTCTTCGTGAACGCCGTATCCCAACTCTGAATAATGAACTCACAAGGAGGAGGTCTCTCTTTCTCCCACCTCTTCCACCACTCCCTCTTTACTAACGCCCCCTCCTCACCCGTCGGCGTCTGCTGATACTGCGCATTCCACTTCGCCGGCCCTACCTCCTCCCGTAAAGCCTCTAACTCCTCAATACTCCAAAACTCAGGCCACAACGGATTCCCACTCGGCATGATCGCCGGTAACTCAATCACTTCCCACTCGTCTGACTTGTCCCGAGCCTGCGCATCCTTAATGATCCGGCCCGTTAAATCCCTCTCCGCCCACCTCGTCATCACCACTACAATCGCAGCACCCGGCTGTAAACGTTGACGGGGACCCGACGTGTACCACTCATATACAGAATCAAAAATGTCCGGATTGTGCGCCGCTAACCTAGCCTCCTGCTCTGAATGCGGATCATCAATAATCAACAAATCCGCACCCTTCCCAGTCACCGTACCCCCTACCCCTATAGCAAAGTACTCCCCACCCCTATTCGTCGCCCACCTACCCGCAGCTTTACTGTCCTGTCTTAACGCTACCCCCGGAAAGATCTTCGCGTACTGCTCACTCCCCACTAAGTTCCTTACCTTCCGTCCAAACCCCACAGCCAAATCCGACGTGTTAGAAGCCTGAATTACCTTCTTCTCCGGGTACTTCCCTAAAAACCAACTCGGCAACAAATAACTCGCAAACTCACTCTTCGTGTGCCGAGGCGCCATGTTGATGATCAACCTCTTTACCTTCCCCGCCGCAATCTCCTCAAACTTCTTCGCCATCAATACATGATGCCTACCATGCACAAACCCCGGCCACACACTCTTCACATACTCCATAAAACTCTTCTGACTCTTCTCCCTCTCCAACGCACGACGATACTCATCCACCTGCACTAACAACTTCTCATACTCCGCAGGATCCAACTTCTCTATCAATTGCTGAATTTGTTGCACCGCAACCTACTCTGAAAGGTGTCAAAAAATACGGGGTTTATACTTCTTCAATGTTGCACCGCATCACTCCAGATTCCTGAAGTTGATATACACCGGCCTAATCGTCCTCCCCCTCCTACTCACCTTCTTTAAAACCCCTAACTCCACCAACCTGTCCACCAACCTCTGCGTATTCCTCATCCCCATCTTCCCCCTCAAATACGCTATCTCCCTCAACGTCGGACTACACCCATACCTCTTCCAATACTCATCCACTATCAAAAATACATCCCTCTGCGCCGGACTCATCTCCCTACCCCTTACCTCTTCTTCATCCCCAACCCTCGCCATCCCCTTGTTAATTTTTATACCCCCCCTACCCCCTTTTCTATCCATTTGACACCGGGGGGGTTTCTATAATCTCTGGGGACTCAATGTGGGGATTACTATGTGTATCGCCACGGTGCGTCACGCTCGCGTCTGGGGTGCCCCCGGCCCGGTGGGGTCCTGCCAGCTCCGTCAGCAGGGCCTCGGCGTCTAGGGTTCCTCCCTCATCGACCGTGCGCATCATGTCCTGCAGCTGCTGGAGTAGCTGCGCCTTCGCGTCGTCGGACTTCTTGATGACCGTCGTCTCGGTCCTGTGCGTGAACGCTGACACCTCCGTGATCGTGCCCAGCACCCGCACCGCCTGAACCCTCACAGACGGTGGAACCTCGGGATCGAGGATGGTCTGTGTCAACGTTGACACGATGAGAGCGCGGAGATGAACGGGGGTTCGATACTCCGCCGCCTCCATCGCCATCTTGTACGCTTCGATCTCACGAGCCACGCTCGGGTGAGCCGCCACGTTGTACGGTTCTGTGCGGATGGTGGACGGGGCAGGCTTGGCCTTGTAGCTGCGTCTGTACGCTTCTGCCTTGGTTGCGCCCTTGGCTACTTCCCGTGCGAACTTCTTTTGTTTAGAGGTGAGCGTACTAGATGCGTTACCTAGTAGTGCCTGATCTGGGATTGTGTCTAGTGCCTCTTTGATCTGTCGTCTGTTCATGTCTGTCTGATGCCCTTCGGGCTGAACTCAGGTGGAGTACATCATAGGCCGATCCTATCACGCTCCCCCACCGATTGGAAAATATCATCGCTCCACCCCGTT